CCAATCAAAATGTAGGTATAGACTTGGGATTAAAAGATTTTGCGATTTTCAGTAATGGTAAAAAGATAGATAATCCTAGGATATTAGAACATCTTGAAGTTAAGTATAGAAGATTATCTAAATCACTTTCTAGAAAAGTTAAAGGTTCAGCTAATTATAGAAAATCTAGAATTAAGTTAGCAAGGTTTCATGAGAAAATTGTTAATATTCGTAAAGATTTTCTACATAAGTTATCTACAAGTATAGTTAAGTCTTATGATATTATATGTATAGAGAATCTTAATATTAGTGGCTTAATGAAAAATCATAAATTAGCAAAATCATTTCAAGACGTATCATTGTATGAGTTTATAAGACAGTTAGAATATAAAGCTAAGTGGTATGGCAAAACATTGTCTAAAATAGATAGGTTTTATCCGTCATCACAGTTATGTTCTAGCTGTGGTCATAAGAACAAAGAAGTTAAAAATCTCAATATACGTGAATGGGCTTGTCCTAGGTGTGGTACACATCATGATAGAGATGTAAATTCTGCAATAAATATTCTACATGAGGGATTAAGACTCTTAGAGAGTATGTAAATATGTAATTATAACCGTGGGACACATGGGGATAGTCTACTGTCTGGATGTAAGACTCTTTTGGTGAGATATTAAAAGAGCAAACCATTGGGTAGGAACCTCTTGAATTTAATTCATAGGAGGATGTCGTGGGATTATTTGATGTTGATGGCATTGGGTTTAAAAACAAAGAAAAAGCTAAAAATGAGAACTCTTTTGATATGGGAGTAGATATATCAAAAGTTGATAATAGTTTAGTTACTACAACAAAGGGTAAAGATAGTAGTGATTTTGATAAAACATTGGTTGGTGAGATAAATCCTTTGGTTAAGGTTGATGTTATCAATCACTATTTTAAATTAAGCGACTTATTAAGGGAATATGGATGCTATATTGATGGTTCTACTATGTATTGTCCTTTTCATGACGATGATATCACAGGTAAACCGTCTGCTAAATATCATTCAGATACAGACTTGTTGTATTGTTTTTCTGAGAATAAGGTATACAGTTCTTATCATGCATTGAAGATTTTATTTGGTAAGGATGTAAACTTAATTTTTAAAAAGATATGGTCTACATTATCTAAGGAAGAGAGATTATCATATATTGGTAAACATGATGAAAAGGTTAAAGATGTTGTAGTAGAAGATACAGGGTGGGAGTACTATAATAAAAATGTATTATCTACTTTTAAGGTTGGTAAGGTGTCATATGAGCAATATAAAAATGCTTTATATAAGGTCTTATCATTAATTCAAGAATAAAATAGTATGAATTTTAAGTAAATTATAGTTGTAAAGTTACTTAAAATTAAGTATAATAGATATTGTAGAAAATGTTACTACAATATCTATTTTTTTATTTAAAAGAGGAGAATATGCTATGGCTAAGATTACAGCTATTCGTTTACCTAATGGTAAGGTTAAGATTACTAATTCAGATATTAGTGGTATTATTGGTGAAGAGTTCGATTCATCTGACGACTTCTTCAATAAATACAAAACAATTAATGAATCTACAGGTGTAGAGAATGATTGTGTACTTCTAGAGTCAATCAATGGCTAAGAATGTTCCTATTATAGGAAATGGACTTGCAGTAATACCATTACATACTAGGGGTACAAGTAAGAAGAAAAATAAAAGAGTTGCTGATTATTTAACTAGAAGCACTTTCTTAAAGTTATTAGTAGAATATTCTGATATAGAGAAGATGGATATCGTATATTTAACTGGTATGGGTGTAATGTATCAAGACGATATATTAGATGGTTCAGTTACTTTAAGGGATATTATACAAAATGCTAGTTGGTGTAATATAGTTGCTGAGGAATTGTATCGTTTGTGCTTATCATTAGGTACAAATAAGATAGTTCTTCTAGCTAGGAGTGATAGATTTTTAAAGCTTGCTAAGACTCTTAGGTCTAGAGGTGTTATAGTTGAAAATCCTATAATGGGTGTATTATCAGAGAGGTATGCAATTAAGATACTATTCTCTAAGACTAAGTTATGGATTAATACAAGGGGTGACTTTTCAAAATGAATAAAGAGTTACCTTTATTTTTACAGAATTTAACATGTGATATTACTGATTGTGTGTTTACATTAAAATTGGTAGGTAGTACTTTTCGATATAATGCACAGGAGGTGCTACAGGCTATACTAGATAATAATATGGTTAATAAAGTTATATTAGAGTTAGTACGTGAGCCTGAAAATATTCATGATAAACATGCTGTAAAAGTTATGCTATCTGTTGATGGTTATAGTGGCACATATCATGTAGGGTATGTGTCAAGAGATATAAGTGAGACAATTAGTTTTCTTCTACAAGACGATGACTTGTGTGTGCATATATCAGATGTATTCATGAGTGGTGGTGGGTTAGATTACTATGTAGGTCTTATGTTTAATTGTAGATTTAAAAGAAAGGAATAAAATCTATCTATGGCTAATGAGAAAGCTAAGAGTGATTATAAACATTGGGTAGGTGCTGTTCCTAAGATAGAGAACTGGTATAAGAATTTTAACTTTGTATTAGTTGAAAGTATGGAAGACTTAAAGAGTATCTTTAAAGATAAAAAAGATTACTATATGGCTTTTGATACAGAGACTACTGGTTTAGATTTTGAGGAGATTGACTTAGTAGGTTATTCTTTTTGCTTAGATGGTAAAACAGCATATTATGTGCCTGTATATCATTTTCAGTATGAGGGTAATTTAGGTGAGGAATCTGTAAAATTCATCTATGAGCGTATGTGTGAAGCTAAGAAGGTATTCATGTATAATATGCGTTATGACGCACGGATTATGGAATACTATGGGTATAAAGAGAATAAAGCAGATTTAGATAAAAGACGTTGGATGTATGCTAAGTTTGATATGTCTAAGGTTGATTATTATGATGTTTCCGTACCTGTATGGTTAGCTGATACAAACCAAAAATATCCTAGTTTAAAGTGGTCTAGTTTACATTTCTTAGGGATTGAACAGTTACACTTTGATGAGGTAATTGAAAATGCTGGTTCATTCTTCTATTTAAATCCATCTGAAAATGAAGATACAGTGTTTTATGCCGCCGCAGATGCGTTGTGTACCTTTTTACTTGCAACTGCAACAGTTAAGTATTTTACAGAGGCTAAACATTCTGCTAAGTTTGATAATTTGATGTTATATCCTTTATTACACTATGAGAATGAGAGGATTTGGTTGGATGGTGATGTACTTAAAAATCTTTACATTATAGCTACTGATAGGGTAGATAAGATGGAGAGAGATGTGTATGCCATGATAGGTGGGCAGATTAATCTAAACTCACCTGTACAAGTTGCACAAGCTTTTGAGAGGTTGGGGATTGATACTGGTGAGCGTACATCTAAAGGCACTATGTCAGTTGGTATTAAAATATTGGCTGATTTACCTAAAGAGTATGTAGAAAAGTTCCCAGCTTTGAAGTCATATATCAACTATAAGAAAACAGCTAAATTAATATCTTCATATATTAAACCTTTGTTGAAAGAGTATGAACGTAGGGGTTATTGTAGGTTTGCTTATAAAACTACTGAAGTACCAACTGGGAGGCTTGCTTGTGGTAAGGATGGGAAGAATTCTTTCTTTAGTCCCATTAACGCCCAATGCGTAGTTGGTTCATCTGAATTGTTTACTGATAGAGGTGTTAAGACCATTAAGGACATTTCAGTTGGTGATAATGTTTGGGATGGTGAATCTTTTAGGGAAGTTCTTAATACCTATAATAATGGTGTTAGAGATGTATATAGGGTTACACTTTCTAATGGTCAGACTTTAGAGTGTACTGATAAGCATCAGTTGTATAGTGCAACAAACTCTTGTGATTTTAGGGAACTTAAAGATTTGTGTGTTGGGGATTTAGTTGCATTTAATTCTAAATCTTATAATGTTTCTAGTTTTGAAGATAACACTATTACTACTGTACAGAGGAATAAGCCTTATGGTGGTATTTATTCTAGGGAATATACGATAGACTTGAATAATCCTAGATTTTGGCATTTTGTTGGTTATTTTATAGGTGATGGTTGGTATGGTGGTAAGACAAAGGAAGAGTCTTATAGCATTGGACTAGTCTTTAATGCTGATGAGTTGGATACAATGAGTTACATTAAAGAGACATTAGATTTGCTTGGAATTCATTATAGAGTTAAGAAGATAAATCATGATGCAAAGTATAAGAATCTTTATAACTTAATCATTAAGAGTGTAGGGATTAGTGACATGCTACACGATTTAGGTGTAGGAAGTAGAGCAGAAAACAAGTCAATACCTGAGATTGTGTATGGTTTAAGTTCAGAGTGTAGGTCTATGTTATTTAGAGGACTTATGGATTCTGATGGAAAATCTATGTGTCATTATGAGTGGTCTTATTGCACTGTATCTAAGAAATTAGCATATGACGTTGTTAGATTAGCAACTTCTTTAGGTATTAATTCTCATCTTGTTGAGCGTACCAATGGTGAGTATAGAAATGCATTTAGAGTATTACTTTTGGGTAATAAGTTAGAACTATTTAATACTATTGGTGTGACATCTAAGTATAAGTTGCGAAATGTTGTTAATGAGAGTGGTGAAATAACATTAAAATCTCCTAGAATGGGTAAGATACATTCACTATTACCTAAATGTTTACATGATGATGTTATTAAATATAATCTGTATGATGATGTTTCATTATCTTATTACACAAAGAAGGATGGGACTACTTCCACATATGTGAATAGGTGTAAGTTTAATAAGAGATTCGACTTATATCGAGGTAGGGTTGATGATTTTAATTTCAATGTACATTGGTTAAAAATCAAGTCAATAGAATATGTTGGTAGAAAAGAAGTTTACGATATACATGTAGATGTAACTCATCGATATTGTGTGAATGGTTTTATTACACATAACTCATTACCCAAGCCACATGTAAAGATGGAAGACGTATTTGACTTAGGTGATAGAAATTTATTCTCTAAGAAAGATAATATCATTATGGGGTATAAGTTTGTGTATTCTTCTTATGATGAGGAGGGAAAACATGTTATACCTGATGACCCAACATATATTGGTTGGGTAGAGGGTATGGATGATGACTTAAATATACGGATGGCTATTTCTCCTAAAATGTTAGAAGATAGCAATGATGATGAATTCTTATATACCAGTTTTGACTATGCCGCCGAAGAGTTACGTATTGCCGCTAATTTAAGCCGTGAGCCTAATTGGGTTGATGCTTTTGTACATGGGGATGACATTCATAAGAGGTGTTATTCTTTAGATACTGAGTTTTTAACAAGAGATGGTTGGAAAACTTATGAGCATATTGGTATTGATACTGAGATTGCACAATATAATGAAGATACTAAAGAATTAGAGTTTGTTAAAGCTGGTCATGCATATTTCAATGAAACAGATACAATGTATCATTTTGTTGGTAATAATACTGATTTATTAGTTACTCCTAATCATCGTATGTATGATAAAGGTAGGGATAATTGGTATATTAAACGTGCAGATGAATTATATAAGAAACATTCCTATCGTACAATCTGTAGTCCTGTATCTACTAAAGTATTTAGAAGTTCAGATGATATTGTAGATAGTGGAGTTATTCATATAGGTAGTACATATCATAAAGAGGGGTATGACATTTCAGTTGATGATTTTGTAGAGCTTCTTGGGTATGTTATTACTGATGGTGGTACATGTTTACGTAGTAATGGCTCTAAGACTGTATACTTTTCTCAATCAGAGGCAAAATCAGATGTGTTGTCTAAGATGCAAAAACTTAATGCTAGATTAGGAAATCTTTTTGATGAGAAAGTCACTATCTGTAAAGGTAAAGAAATTAATATTTGTGGTAAGACTTCTACATTAAATGGCGATTTTCATGTCTTTTCTGTTACAAGTTCATCTTTATTTGATACTATTGTTAGCTATATAGGTGGTAATCTTAAAAAAGATAGGGTTTTGTCTGATAAGATGTTACATTTTAGTGATAGATTATTAGAAAAATTCTTCTCAGCTATGTATGATGGTGATGGTTTACATGATAACAGAAAGGGTAGAGAGAACTCTAAAACCATTTTAGTACAATCTAAAAAACTAGTAGAGCAGTTACAGTTAATTCTTATTAATTTAGGGTACTCAACTAATATTAAAGATGTTTCTCATAGATATAATGTTTCTTTGTACAAACTTAATTGTGTTAGTGGTAAGAGGGATGTTAGGGGTTCAAATAAGAATACTAAAATTATTAAGTATGATGAACCTGTTAAATCCGTGTGTTTTGCAGTACCTAGTACGTTGCTATTTGTACGTAGAAATGGTAAGACATCAGTATGTGGTAATACTGCTGTAGCTATCTGGGGTGAGGAGCATTATAATAGGGATTATCGTAAGATGGCTAAATACGCCAACTTCTCTATCTTATATGGTGCTAGTTCTCATTCTTTGTATGCAGATAGTCGATATGGATTTAAGTCTTTACAAGAAGCAGAAGATTTCTATAATAAGTATAAGAAAGCGTTACCTACATTATTCCAATGGCAAGATAGGTTAATCTATAGTGCTAGACGTAAAGGTATGTTACAGACATTCTTTGGTAGACCACGTAGGTTACGTTCTTATTATGAGAATAAACAGATAGGTTTTGCTAATCGTAGTGCTGGTAACACAAGTGTACAGGGTGTTGCTGGTGATATTCTTAAAATGGTAATGATTAAGTTGTGGAAAGCATTATTTAATAATGAAGAATTCAAGGACGATGTTGCTTGGAGGGTTGCTATCCATGATGAGATTGGTTATACAGTACGTGCTACTAAGTTAATGCGTATATTAAAGATTATCAAAGAAACACAATCTGTTAAGTTGCCTGAGTGGCCAGTAGAGATTATTACTGACCCATCTGTTGGTTGGTCTATGGGTAGAGTATATGATTTTCATATGGTTGAGGATGATTCTGAGTTAGGGTATCATTTTGAGCCCGATTTAGCATAGGGGATTATTATGGAAGAGTTTATTTTTGATAGCTTAACTCTTGATGACTTAGTTAAGTATGTAGATACATCAAAAGTATTTAATATTACTAAGGGTGAATTTAATCAAGTTAAAGTGTATTTAGCAAGTTATGAAGATGAAAAGTTAGGTAGTGCGGTTGAGCGTTTAGATGTTGCTTATCACATTGGTAGTAAGTGGTCTTTGGTAGACATGAATAAAGTCGATGGCTTTAACGAAGTACCGTTGAGTTGGTTATTATCTGATGTGGGTGATATCGATGATTGTTTAGTTATTTTACGTAGAATGTCTAATATGGTCTTAGATAAGAATAATTCTAGTTTATCTACATATATTTATCATATCGTAGATGATAAATATGAGTTCATCACTTCTAATGCATTAATGAATGGTAAATTAGCTAGATATGGTATCATGTTAGATGTTTCTGTTGATGATATTTTAGAAAATATTAATACTAGGGTTGATAATGATTACGATAAGAATTCATTAATTTCCTTTATTAAGAGTGGTGTTGCTAATGAGTGATATGTTAGAGTTGGTTCAGTTGGGTAAAAATGTACGATACATTAGGGTTAATGTGTTAGAAACAACAATATCTGAATTCTCTAATTTAACTGGTATTAGTCGAGATGTAGTGTGTAGGATTGAAGATTTAAGGATGGGTAAGGGTTCAAAAACTTGC